ACGGCTGCGTATGGCGCAACCTTTAGCGCCCATGCAGGAATCACTGCTCTTGATCCTTTGTCAGAGATTCCTGCTTGATCACCCGAGACACAGCGGCCAGCATGGCGCAGATAGTCGATAGCGCGGCGAACGTGCTCTCAGGCACCACACCTCGCCACAGCGGCAATGCAAGCTCAGCAGCACCCAAGAGCGCGGCCAGGATGGCGAATCGTAGCGACCACAACCGATGGCAGGCCGGCACGTTGTCTATCAGCTTCAGCCGCTTTGCGCGCTTCATTGCCACTGACCTGTCGCCATCTGATTGCTGAGTCGTTTGGCACGGGCCGGGGTCTGCGTGGCCCATTTACTTTGGAGCATTGCTGCTGCCGCTTCCTGATATTTGCCCGACTGGATAAGCGCCAGTGTGTTTTTGAAGCCGAGCAAGCCGGCAACGCCCATCTGAAACGCCATATTGATCAGGACACCCTTGCGCGCCGGATCAAGTTTTGAGATCCACGGCAGTCTGTCGGTCAATTCAGCATCCAGCAACTTCAGGCGATTGCGGAAAATGAACTCCGACTCTTCCGGTCGCAGCCCGCCACCTTTGTCTTTGTCTAGAAGGATGCCAATGCCAACAGTTGGATAGCCCTTCACCACAGAACCCTTAACGATGGGCTTGCCGGTAGCGTCGTCGTATACATGCAGCCGCTCACCCTCGTCCCTTCGCAGTTGACTGTAAATATCAGAGATGAGATTATCGTGACTCATTTGGCTTATCTCGTGGTGTTTAAGTGAAAAATCCAAGACTTATAGACCTGTCAGGGCTTAATTTCTCAAGCTGGAAGGTTTTACGCAAGGAAGGTAACACGCCAAGGGGCGCAGCGCTATGGCTGTGCGTATGCACTTGTGGTAACACGGCCTGCGTAACTGGCTCTGATCTGCGGGCAGGAAAGTCAAAAAGATGCAAATCGTGCTCAATGAGAGAAAAAGCAAAAACGCACGGACTTTCCGGCACTCGTATTTTTAAAATATACAAGGCCATGAAGAACAGGTGTATTAATAAGAAAACGCCTCAATACAAGGATTACGGCGGGCGCGGAATATCTATATGCGATGAATGGCTGAGCGACTTTGAGTCGTTCTATAAATGGTCAACCAATAACGGATATGCCGAAAGCCTATCAATCGACAGGATTGATAACGACCTAGGTTATTCACCCGACAATTGCAGATGGGCAACCAAGCAAACACAAAGCGAAAACAGGAGATTTGTGGCAGTAAGAGACGATGGGAAGCTTTGGTGGCATGTGGCACGAGACAACGGAATAACCCAAGGCGCGTACAGATCAAGACTTAACTCTGGATGGCCAATTGAAAAGGCTGCCTCGATACCCACGGGTGAAGCGCTTGACCCGGAGTGGCGTGGAAAGCGAGCACGAGACAGGTCTGGACGCTACGCCTCGTAGGCGTGCAACACTTCGCCTTCGTCGCGCTTTAGCTGGCTGTAGCTGTCGGTGATCATCGATTAACCTCGCATACAAAACTGGTGCGCTTATGCGCGAACGCCACAGTCCGCATTAACCGCCCCCTAGCATTTTCAGGAGTTTAGGCCCGAACTCAATAAGCCCGATGATAAAACCAGCACCGCCTACAGCACCGAGCACTTTGTTAAACCCCTTGGCCACCTGATCCTCAAGCTGCTCAAGGCGCTTATCAATGGCCGGCAGACGCTCTACAGCAATCTCCACCTTTGTGACCCTATGCGGAATTTCACGATGGGTATCCTCAAGCATCGTTATCCGGTGCTTGACTGTGTGAACTTCCATTTCCAGGCTTCCCACGCGAGGCGGAATGCTGCTCATATCGTCTGCCATGCACTGCCCTTAGTCGTCGCCGTATCCGTCGAACGGGTTGAATGTGTTTACCAGTTGCGCGAATCCGTACCGCTGGAACTTGTCGGTCATGATCTTCCAGCCAAGCCGAGCGCGCAGGCACCGACCGAAGCCCCAAGGCAGCACGCAGTAGAACTCAAACGCCACTATCTGGCCTGCAAGATTTTCAGCTTTGGCGAAGTACCAGCCTGGGCGCTTGTACTTGTCGCTGATCGACTCGTCGCCTTTGTGCGTCACCACAAGCGACGGCGAATAATCGACAGCAGCCTTGCGCGCATAACCATACAGCGGGTTGCGAATCATCCACATGCAGCGGTTTAGATATCCTCGCCAGCCGGTGGTATAGCCGGGGAACGGCGCCCGTTTGCGAACAAAACCCTCGTCCCCCTGCGGCGGGTTGTCGTAGGTGCCCCATAGCCAGCCCCATGAGTATGGGGCCAGTCCATAGGGCTGCTCGCGGTAGATTGCCGCGATGATTGGCGCTGCTACGGGGACGGTAAGCAGCAGCGCCCAGTCAAGGATGGCCAGCGGCAGCCATCGCATCACGGCCACGGGTATTGCTCCTGAATCTCGGTATATCGCGCAACGCCAGCAGATTTTGCGGCGTCAATCTCGGCTTGGTCAGCACCCATAACCTGCAAGCGGTTAGCTTCGGCAAAGTGGCGGTCAGAGCCGGTGATGGGGTCTGCGTAGGCTTGCAATCGCAACGCCTCTACTTGCTCACGTGTTAGCGCCGCCGGGGCTGGGTTTAGGTGCGCCTCAATCTCCTCTTGCGTCATAGCAACCAGATCGTCAGCGCCGAACTGTTCACGATCTTCATGGCTTTCGTAGGCGAACACGTCGCCGTCTTTGTCTTTATAGTATTTCATTAACGTAGCTCCGCCCACAGCGCTATTGCGCTGCCACTGTATGAGTATGATGCGCCATTAGGAACAATTGCACATACGGTATGCTGGTTGTTCCCGGTGCCAACGGTGTTGCCAGAAATAGCCAAGACAACACCATCAACTGTTAATTGGCTGTACCCATCATCTACAGACGAACGAACAGACACCATAATCGGCCTACCAGTAGTGTTTGTATACGTGGTGTTTATAGAGCGGCTTGCGGTAACATTTTGCCAAGTTTGACCAACACCAATGGCGATACCGTTTGCTTCTGCTTTGCTGTAAACGTCGAGCGTCGCCCTCGCCGCCGACGCATTCGCATCATCGAGAAGGGTCTGCGCGAACGACGAGACGTTGCCGGTGTGGTATAGCTCTGCTGTCCACCCACTCCCATTAGCAACTCCCCCTTGAATCCATGCCTGGGATGTCTGGAACCCCACACGCAACCTCCCCCATGTATCGGACGCAGCAATGTGGAAAGATGCGCTGAAAGCAGGCACCCCGTTGTCGATATCGGCACGGCGATAGACCTGACTTATGTTGTTTGCTATAGATTGAGGAAAACCTACTATGTACGAGTTTTCACTGGCTCTCCCCATCCAGCCGCCTGCGCCCACAGCCATCAGCGCCCCGGCAGTTGTGTCGGTTGGCGAGGACTGCACATTCGCCACCGCCGCATTACCCAATTCCAACGCAGTACGACCAGCTGCGGCATCAGCAGACGCCACAAAGCCCCTACCCCACGCACTACTAACGCCATTCCACCACGCAACAATCGCCTGCCTCACGCGTTGCGCTGTCCATGCACGGCGGGTAGTTGCAGTACCTGCCTCAGCCTCAGCCTGTGATACTGTTTCAGCAGACCATTCGCGGGCGTCACTCAACCTACTATCATTGCCCTGCGCAGCAGTACCCTCAGTGGTGCCGTAGCTGACGGACAAAGTACGGTTTGCGCTCAAGTTGCCGCCGCCAGTCAGGCCGGTGCCAGCATTGATAGAAACAGCCTTGTCCGCCTTTGTATTTAGCAGCGCATCCAGCCCGCTAAACGCAATCCGCGCCCACTGGGTAGGCGTACCGGTGTTGAAGTCTTGGACGTTGTTGTTTTGCAGCGACACCCACAGCGAAAGATCGTCATTCGCGGACAGGACTGCGCCCTTTGGATAACCTCCAGCCGCCACAACTTCCGGCGCGAACTTGTACATGCCGCCCTTGTTCTGATGGACGATGTGTTCCGTGATATCGCGCAGAATGCCATTGAAATCCTGGCCTTCAGGCGGAATGCCACCAGCCACCAGCGGGATGGTTGTGATCGACGGGAACCCTTGCTTGAACGAAGCTCGTTGCGGCTCGGCCACGATGGGATCGCTCGGGATGTCGTTCACCATGTCCGGAACGGCATCTCGCCCGAACGGTATGGTGAGAATCTTATAGTCCGCCATAGAATGTCCCTTGGTTGAAAGGTTGGAAGCCAGTGCCAGTGAATCCGAAAGTCTCTGGCGGTATTGCGTCTATAACTTCAATTTGAACGCCGCACGGGCGAGGCAATATATCCGTATTGTAAACAAGGAATCGCTCAAATGGAGTCAGCGCGAACTCGAAAACATAGCGCGCCTTCATGTGCCCAGTGATGAGAAAATAGCACTTCTTGCCGTTAAAAGCAGCTTTCATCAACCGGTTAATATTTGGCGCGGTGGCATTGATGATGTTTACGGTTGCCTTAATAAAAATCAGGCCACGATAAACATTATCCGGCAGATCGTATGCGTTCTGAGTTGGCGAGAAAAAAGGCCGCTGATTGAACGGATAAAATCCGTCAGAAAACCCGAAGTATTCGCCTTCCGGGTCGGCAATGGATACGCGCCGAGATATACCGACAATGCGGCCCCATATATCAAGGCCGAAACCTTGAGCCGTATGCAAGTTCATCACAATGTTGTAAAACTGCTCAATATCGGCAGTCGGATCGATACGGTCGCCAATATCCTCAATCAAACGCAACAGCACGGGACTATTTGCGTATTGCGACATGATGGTCGATTTAAGGAGCGGCGACATACTGACTAACCGTAATCAAGTTTGCGGCGGTGGACGTGAACTGGTCGATGCCAAATTCTATCAGACTTGCCCAGGTCGCGCCGTCTGTTGAAACTTTGATTTCAACAACGCCAAGCGCTGAATCAAGTCCGCGTCCGAACGACGACGCCACAACTGTTCCGCCAATGCGCGCGCGGCGCGGGCCGGATGCTAGCTGGTTAGCAATGCTCTGGCGTGCGGCGGTGATTTGCGGGCCAGATACTGAGTTGAAGTCAGCAACGCGAATATCGAAGTACAGCGGCACGATAGTCGGGCGCAGAAACTTAACAACATACTCAGGCGGGAAGCCGTCGTCATAGTTGTTGGTGTCTTTCCATAGGACTTCGGTATTTCCCATGAACGCGCAGCCCGTGCCACCTTTTACCATGATCTTGCCGGCGATTTCGTAATCATCGCCACCGACCACTGAAACTAGCAGGCTGTTGCGGATCATTGGGTAGTTGGTCGCGCCAACAGTGATTGCAGCGTCAGACGGGTTATCAATCACGCGAACGTCAATAACGTCTGGCAGATCAAACACTGCGCCGAACACCGCGCTGTTTGTCAGCCTGCTATTAGCAGCCACCGAGTCCGCGCGGCGCAGCTCGAAGTCGGAGCGGGATTCTTCATTGCTGCCAGGTACTGCCGGGACTAGGTTCTCTGCCCGGTCGATGCCTGGTAGCGTGTCCAGCAGATTGTTAATCGTGCCGGTAGCAGCCTGAATAGGCCCTGGGACTTGAGCGCGCGCGCTAACCGTAACGGTTCCGGTTGGCACGTCAACGGTGCCCATCTGCGTAGTTTCCCATATATTGCCGTTGCCATCTTGAACCTTAGCGCCAACAGGTACGATGCTGCCAGCCAATCCCGTGAAAGCAAGCGTGACAACTGAGCGCGTTGCTTGCGAACGGCTCAGGAAATAGATCGCGCCAAGCGCATCCTGAAACTTGCCAAACGAATAGCGCGGATCGAAGTTGTTGGCCAGCTCGATGAATTGCGAATCCCGGTCAGTGATAACGGCAGTCAGCGACGTGACAAGCTGGCCTTGCGGCGTGCGTGAGTCCTCGGTGATATTCGGCCCGAACGCCTGACGCATGAGCGCCCACAGGCCATTCGTCACCGCTTCGCGTGTCGGCGCATCGATGCCCTGTGCCGTAAACTGAATGTTCGGGATTGTCATAGACTAATCTGGCCCGTCTGGTTTTCTTCGTTCGTGAAGATGATAGCGCCTATTACGTTGCGCCGGTCATTTGTTCTGATTGCAGCTTGCGCCGAAACAACGCCGCCGATTGATTTGGCGGCGTCCTCTAAATACATCTTGTACAGCGCCAGGGGAAACCCGGTTCCGCCTAGAATCTCGGTGTCGTAAGGAATCCCGGTCGCCGTATCATAATACAGATCACCCGTGAAAGTCCGGCATGCCGTCGATATGTCCTGAGCCTGCTGGTATATATCAGTCGCCACGGCGATGTTGCCGTCTGCGTCTAGCGTCAAGTCCCAGGTGGTGGGCATAAGAAACAGTGTCGTAGCCATTACATTTCCTGATTCGGTGTCGGGCCACTGCCGTGATTGTGCCCATTATACACAGCGCGTGTGCCGGCCATACTCAAGTTCTGAGTGCTCACGTTATCGGTAATATCCCCAGTAGCGCGGATCGGGCAGTTAACCTGCAACAGTGTGCCATTGACTGTAACGGTGCCGGTCGAAGTTATGTTGATGCCCGACTCCAAGAACTCGATGAACTGAACCGGGGCGCCATTCAGGAAGCCGCCGATATATAGGCCGTCCGAAACATCGTACTCACGGCGCGAGGGCGGGGGGCCTTCCACCTTGTCTTTCTTCACGCTGGTTATGTCGCGCATGGCGAACGATGCCATACCTATGTCGCCAACTTTCGGGTCAATAATTATGGCGTTGTGGCCACCTTGCAGGCGGAAATACGGCAGCTTGTACAGCGTTTCGTTTGGTATTCCGTTATTGCTGGCGTCCAGTTGCTGCACCAGGTCTACAACGTCCACAAAGCCGACCGGGCCGGTAACGCCTGGATCAACAGCGACCACGCGCACAACGCTATGCGTAAACACGCGACCAATCAGCCGGGCAATAATGGCCTCCTGCTGCATCGGCCCAGGGACTGACTGCTCGGGCGTAAACGGCCTACGCTCTGCTGATCGCGGCATCGTTTGCACCTCTGAAAGTAGCCTGGATATCCATGAACCATGCGCCGCCTGGCAGCTCAGACTCAAGAGTTGTGGTCACGCCGAACGCTCGCCAGTCGCCGTTAGTAGTTTCCATCAGAGAATCGGCAATGCGGATGATTCCGCCAAACCGAACCATTGGATCCCACAGGCAGCGCACGTCAACGCCCTGGATCGTCGGCACAGGATAACCGAGAAGGCCGGTCTTCGGCGTCAGAACTGGAATGCGCAGCGCCCTAGGCGCGCCTTGTGGTGCAATGGCAATCAACCCATGCTCGACGTACAGGTCAATCTGGTAATCCCTGCACAGCTTGCGAATCTTGTTCATGTCGGTGTCCCCCATCGTCACATTCTGCATTGTCAGTGACTCGGGCACGCCGTTGTTCTCAAATATGTAGCCCATGCGCTCGCATATATCAGCGATGGCCCGCACCACTGGCGTCTCCCCTGGAAACGCCAGCTGGCTTGCTGGCCGGTACGCCTCCAAAATCCCCGCCATGCTGGAAATGCGCAGCGCGATCTCTGGCGCGTTGCTGGTGTCGATATAGGCAAACGTAATGTTTCCCTCGAACACATGCGTCAGCGGCTGGCCCTGTTCGCCGGCCTCGATACGAATGCGGTTCAACATGCTGTTCAGGTCTTGCCAGCGGATGCGCATGAGCTTGTGCATGGCGCTCAGGCTTAGCCCGTATGCCGTGATTTCGGCGCTAGGCATGATTGCGCCGCCGCCGAACCGCATGACTACAGACGTGCGCAGCCCTTCATATATCAGGACGTTGCTGCCTGTCTCGTCGAACGTATCGCCAACCAAGGTTATGGTGGCGCGGATGACTTTCTTATTCATCGGCAGGGGGCCAGTACGTCAGCAGGAAGCGCTTCCCGAGTTGCTGATAGGTCGGGTCTTCTCGGCCCTCGTTGTCCACCAGCATCAAATCGCCTTCGATGGGCGCATAGGACAGCAGGGCGCGATTGCGGGCGATAGTCTCGCCGTTCACACGAACGGTGATATACAGCTTGCCGCGACGTGTCACAATATCGAGCGCGTACACCTGGCCACCGGGTCTAGCGACTAGCGATTGATTCGGCACGGCGCGCAGTGGGATTGCTTCAATCAAAATTGCACCTCAATATCGCCTAGAGCCGACTGCACCTGATCCAAAAATTCCAGCCCCTTATCACGCAGTCCGGTAGCAATTTCACCGGCAGCACGGGCGCCTTGGCTAAGCACGGATTCCGCTGGCCCAGTCTCAACTTCGCCGCCGTCTACGCTGTCCGCGTCTTCGGGGTTTTCCGTTTCTTCCTGCTCGTACTGAACTTCGACTTCGCGAACTTCTTTCAGCTCGATGTTGGCAATGATGATCCTGTTGCCTTCGTTCGGCAGGCGACGGTAGCCGAACCCGGTGATAGCCGCGTTGCGGTGAACGTATTCAGGCGTCAGCACGTTGAACAGCAGGGTAGAGCGGGACAGCGCTTCAAGCTGAGCGATGAACGCCCCGCGCTCAAGCGTGCCGCCGCTGCCCTTTGTCATCTGCACGGTGGCGGTGTACGGGTCTTGGACTTTGTTGTAGCTGGCGAACGTGCCTTTCTCCAAAGGCGCATTGGCAACATTGGCCGTGTTCTGGAACTCCACCGAGGTGACGTTATCCGCCAGCAGGATGGGAATGCCGAACTCGTTGAATATGCCCCAGCGGTCGCCAAAGATCAGCCCGATAGCGAACGCGCCGCCGAAACTGATCAGCGAGTTAAGACCTTCCTGAACAATGCCACCTGGGCCGGCTGGCAAGTTAGGGATGTTAGGCATGCCAGGAATCATAAGCCGCTCGCCGTCTGGTTAAGCATGTTTGCGCTCTTGTCCATAGCTGTTCCAAGTGCCTCAGTTGTAATAGCCGGCAGTGTAGCAGCAGTGGTGTGTACATTCAGCTGATGGATATCGACCTTGGTGTCATTGCGAACTTCCGTGACATTCTGGCGACTGCCAGCAGACACCGAAGCGCCGCGCGTAAAGTTTCGCGCTTCATAGTTGGAAGTTTGCTCTTTTGGCTGAGTGATCTTGGTCAAATCAGACAGGTATCGGAACAAGTTAAAACTTTCGCGCGGCTCTGGCTTTTCCAGCTGCTGATTCTTTTCTTTCAGATCAACAGCGACTGTTATAGCCGTTGGCGCTGGTGCAGGTGCGGGAACCGGCGCTGGTGCATTCTTGCGTTCTATTACCTCGGCGCGCGCGCTTTCTTTAACAGCAGGTGCTTTTGTGGTTTGCACTTCCTCAAGACGCTTTTCGACCTTCTTAGCGTATCCGCGGCCCTCGCCATATCGGCCAAGGCCACCCGCTAGGCTGCCGGCTTCTTTTTCTAGTGCGGCCAGGTACTCGAAAGCAAACCGGATTTGCTCTTCAAGAGACTTGTTTTGCAGCGGCGTGACACCATAGCCGGGATCGCGCGCTGTGGACTCTAGGATACCGAACGGGCCGAACGCAGTGGATACCTTGCCGGTGTGCGGAGCGATGCGCTTGCCTTCTTCGTTCTTCTCGTAGTGGTACTTTTCGGGGTTCTCGATGAACTCTTTACGACCACCTGTCTCCTGCATCCAAACGGCCTTGGCCAGACCTTCTGGCCAACCGTATTTCCTATCCTGAGCGGCCAGCATGGCATCGATGTCGCCGCCCTCTGAATCGCCACCTATCACGGCACCACGGATACCGCGCACGACGCCGGCCAGCGTTCCTTCTTTCTCAGGGTCTTGCCCCATGGCTGTATCAACTGCGCCCGCAACGTGCTCCACGGCGCCACCTAGCAGCCCTGCGGCGTTTTTGAACGCGGCCTTGGGGATGCTTGCAAGATCGCTCAGAGCGCCGCTAATGTCGCCCGATGCGATTTTGCTGATTGCGCTGATGATGGCTTGCAGCACCGGCATGGACTCCAGCATGTCGCGGCCAAGGTTTCGGAAGCCCTCGGCAAGCGAATCCACGGACAACTTGCCGTTATCGATGAAGCCTTTCAGCTCCAGCCACTTGCGGAATGCGCCTAGCGCTTCCTCCCAGCTGTTGTACCCGGTTAGCAGGCGAACGAACCCGTTGGCCAGGTTATCGACCGACAGTTCAGTGCCGTCTATGTATGCCTGGAAGGCTTCCCAGTCGAACAGCGATTTGCCGCCCTCGGCCCAGGTTTTGTAGTCGTCATAAAGCAGCAAGAATCCAGCGGACAGCAACGTGACGGCGGCGATCAGCGGGGCGAACGGCGCCAGTAGTGCCACGGCTGCCAACGCCGCCTTAGCAAACGCCGCGACGGTAAGCGCACCGACGACATATGCCAGCCCCTCGAAAAACCGCTTAACGGCGCGCTCATTGCGCATGAGATAATCGACAAACCGCTGTGCGCCCTGCGTAACCTTGAGTAACAACGGAACAATCGCGTTACCAAGCATTAGCTTAATGCCGTCCCAGTATGCGCCGAGCAGAGCCTGTTGACGGCGTAGCTCACGGCTGGCCGCTAGCTCCTGCTGCGTGCTGGTGTACAGCACAGACTGAGCGTCAATCATGGCCTGCATGGCTTCGCGGCCCTGCATGAGCGCATTGGCCGTGTCGTCGTCGATGCCCATGGCGGACGCAAGCGCGTAGCCCTGGCGGCGATCCATGCGGCTGAACGACTCGGCCATGTCCAGCATGATGGCGTTCATGTCGCGCACTTTGCCGTGTGCATCGGTAACGCCTACGCCGAGCGCGTTGAAGAACGGCAGGGCAGAGGCGTCACCCATGATGACAAGCTGCTGGATGGACTGGTTCAGCCCCTTCATGGTGTTCTGCATCGCAGCAGCATCGCCACCCAAAGCGGCGGCGGCATTGCTCATTAGGGTAATGCTGCGGGCAGACTGGCCGAGGCGCTGCTGCATGAAATACAGCTGATCGTTCACCTTGGCGATGTTGGTCGCCAGGCGCTCAAGTACAACACTGCTGCCCACGGCTGCGAACAGGCTCTTGACCCTGGATGCCACCGCAAGAAGACTGCTTGAAGTGTTCTTGGATTCCTTTCCGGTTTTCTTCATGCCCTCCTTAACTTTTTCTAGCTCGCGCTCTGCCTCTTTAGTGCGCTCACGGAACTTGCCTAGTTCAAGCTCAAGCTCCATGACCAGCTTATCGACTAGATGCGAACTCATTCTTCAAAGACTCCAGAAGCCCATCGTTGTGGGTTGATACGTGGTGTAGCTCGATTAGATTAAAGGCGTCTTCTAGCGTTAGCTGTGTGTCAAGCTCAGCATACGTTGCAAGTTTGTGGTGCATGCAATAGTACGCCTCGCTCGACAGGTTCACGCAGCGAGCAAACGCCGCCTGATTCAGCGGCATCTGCACCCCGTCCTGCTCAATTACCGGGTAACGCCTGCCTTCAAAAAATCAAGGTTCACCTTGATAGCCTCGATGCGCAGTTTCCACAGGGTTGCAATGCTGGTGATATCGCCGGCAGCGTGGTCGGTCGGCGCGATGATGGGCCGTGTTGCGCCGTCAGGCAGCTTGAGCTTCACGACAGTCAGCAGCTCGTCCAGCAATTCCTGCGCAACGTGTTCTTCAATGCCGCCCAGCGCTTTCAGCACAGCGTTCAGAATCTCGGCAATGTCCAGCATGCCGGTGAAGTCGCCAGACCGCGCGCCTTCCAGACCCTTCAGCGAAGAAACGTCCACGCCCGACTTCATCAGCGCCAGCGCCGCACGGTTAGCCCATCGGTCGCCACGAAGCAGGGGCATCTGGGAAACGACGAAGGTCTTGCCTTCGTCGCTGCCCTCGGCAATCGTGACTTCTTTAGTCAGAATCGCCATTAGATGCTTTCCTCACCGTTGATGACCAGGTTGAACACGTACTGAGTGCCGGCCAGCAGCTTCTGCGCGCTGGTGCCGCCGCTGTGCGAGACCATGAAGCCGGAGGCGTTCACGCGCTGGCCAGTGCTCGGCATGGTGATATCGAACGTGACGCGCTCGGTTTCCTTCTGCGCGTTGCAGTAGGCGCGGAACTGCTCCATCTGGATGCGGGACGCAGAGTTGGCCTCAAGGAACACCGTAAAGGCGACCTCATGGCTAACCCACCCGCCAGACTGGAGGCCGTCAACGCCGATGCGGGTTTCGCCGTTGGTGGCGTCGCCGAAACCGAAGGCGTTATCGGCCTGGAAACCTTGGAGCTGGATTGGGCTGGAAAAGTAGTTCTCAGTCGAGAACAGGACGATACTGTTCGCGGCGGTAATGGTGCGGGGGTTTTGTGCCATTGTCATGTCAGTGGCTCCTTATTGTACGTTGACGGATGCGAGGTTGACCGACTGGACACTGCCGCCATCGGTGTACCACAGCGTAAACGGCATGCTGCCCCGGTTGCCGCGAATCTGGGCGTCAGCCGTCTTGATATCGACCACGTAACCCTGCGCCAGCAGATCAGGCACAACGTCACGGCCAGCTTGGCTATTGATGATCGACTTCTGTTGCTCGCTAAGCGCTGCCGGGTCAACCAGCGGGCGGATGCCGCCGAAGTTGATCATTTCGTTGATCGGGTCCATTACGGCGGCGCGGTGGTATGCCTTGCCGACGTCGTTGTAGGGGATCGAACCGTAGCTGATCAACATGTTCATCAGGGCCAGTTGAAGCTGGCTGTTCAGGTAAATCTGATTTATGTAGTTGTCAGCCCAACGGAATTTGCCGGCGACGGCACCGTTGGTCTGGAACTGGAAGCGGTCGTTGGCAGTGGCAAACGCTGCGTAGAACGTGTACCCGTTGCTGATCAGCGCGGTGTAGTCGGCCTCACTGGTCACGTCAGCAGCCAGACCTGCCTGACGCATGAACATGATGTTGCGACGGCCATTCAGGCGCTTGAAGTCAATCGCAGCAATACCGCCACACAGCGCCGCAATCTTGTCGATGCTGCCGAAGTAGGGCAGCGTGCCATCCTGCTCGGTCTCGGTCAGCCAGGCGCCGAACGATGCCGGGTTGTTCGCCACCAGAGCGCCGCCGGTGGTGTCCTGCACGACAGACATAAACCGGCTACGGCGCAGCGTAGTCCACTCGGCAATCTTTTTCTTGGTGTCGGCGTCGGGCTCGACCAGATCGGCAAACACTGCGAAGTTGTAGGTGAAGTTCAGGTAGTAGCTACGCGCCTCGGCAACGGTCATCGCGGCGGTGCCGTTCTCGACTTGCGCGCCTTCTGCCTCACTCAGTCGCAGCACGTCTGCCATTGCGCCAGTGGCGAGAGTGATAGTCGCAGCTGTGCCGGTACCGGTGGTGGTGATCTCAAACACCTGGGCGCTCGCCACGAACGCACACGAAGCCGGAGCGGTCGCAGTGGTCAGCGCGGCGGTGATGATCGAGGCCGCATCGCTGAAGCTGGTAGCGCTGGTCAGGTTCACGGTCAGGTTGTAGTTGGTGCCGCCAATGACCAGACCTAGCGCGCCGGTTTGCTTGATGCTGTCAAGCGTCACGCTGCGCAGGCTGGCCGATTGCAGAACGGCAGGCAGTGCGGTTTCTTTGGTGCCGGCCATCCACAGGCGTTCCGGGATCTTGGTCGCGCCCTCGTAGCCGAGGAAATAGCGCTCAGCGAACGCATATTCATCCGACAGCAGGCCGAACACCTGGCCGACTTCTGCGGCGCTGCCGAACTCTCGCACACCGATGATGCGCGGCGAAGTAGTGGGGGAAATAAGCAGAGTGGACATAGACAGCGCTGTGCCGCCCGTTCCAATTGCGCTGGGAACTACGCTAACAATTCTGCTAGCTGGAATCGAGTTAAAGGCCATCTAGCCACCCTCTTGGATTGGATTGATTGTGATTTCTGCGCTTTCCGAAAAGCCCTGCGCGTGAGTTACCACGGGATTGTACTGCAAAGCAAGGTCTAAGATATACCTGTCTTCATATTGGGAAGAGTCGTTGATATACGGCAGGCGCTGCCGCGACTGAACATAGAGCGGTTTGCACTTGGTCAGGCGGTCGCATGTGTAATAGTTCCGCCACAACTGGGCAATGATCCTGCTGCGTTTCGGCGCCTCTTTGCCGTAGAACGAAAACTGCACTCGCGCCTCGACTGAGTTATGCACGGCGGCAAGTTCGGCGTCTGCATCGTAATACGTCGAAGAATAGTCCAGCTCTGAATCGAACAGCATGGCGATAGTTATCGCGTTATACGGCAGTGCGGCGTAGTTCTGCGTGTCGCGGATAACTTGCTCGGGCGTAGCATCCGGCAGAGTCGCCAGGATGAACTGCCGAAGCTCGGTGATTATTTCGTAGTGATCGTCACTAGAAGTCGCCATTATGTAATCCTCACAAGCAACAGCCTCACCCACGATCTGTACGATTCCAGCACCTTATCAACCGACCACCGGACAGCCGCCGACTCGCCGTAGGGCGTAAACACCAGCTCAGACGCGCCACGCTCCAGCCAGCGCTGAATGGCCGTGATGCTGCCGTATGCGTACACAGTGATGTACTCGCCCTGGCGGTCAACTAGGCCGAGATGGTCTTTCTCCTCAGAGCCGAGCGACTGCGCCTGAATCTGAATCTGATGATCGACGAAGTTCGGCACCTGGTTGCCCTCGAAGTCAACCGTCGAGCCTTCGTTCACCCTCAGCACGGCTGCTAGGTTCGGGTTCACAAGGCTCGTCATGCCGTTGGCCATTGCGCGGACGTTAATCATCTGGGTTTATCTCGTAGCTGAATGAGTTTCGGAGTAGGCGGTCGGGGCCGCGTAGGGGGGCGTTGTAGCCTTTGGCGGCTATGGTGCTCGGCGCGTTCGGCGGCTCCTCCCAAGTCATGACGGACATTTTCAGTTCATCCGCCATATGCTCGCACACCAGCCGCATTGCCGTTTCCGCGTCGTGTTGCTTGAGAAGCGCCGCCATCATGGCCGGCAGTTTGTCACGGTTGTCCGATACGGCTTTACGGAAGAACGGGCGCGGCGGGATCGTCTCGGTGCCGTATTCGTTCATGTAGCCGACTTCTGCAACGCCCGCGCCATCCGGATACGACTTATCCTCAAGGATCCCGACGCGCGCCTTAACCGCACGCTGGGCGGCGATCTTTTGCAGCTTGTCGGCCAGGCTCATTGCACATACGTCCTACGCACCGGCATGGGCGACTTGCCGAGGCGGTAGAGGAAGGAGCGGAACCGCTTTGTCATTTGCCAATAAAGGTTGCCATACGGGGTTTGCAGGTAGAAGCGTTCGTTGTTGCCCATCGTGCCGTAGTCCAGCGAGATCGACACGGAACCTTCCGTAGCGCTCGCCACGCGCCCCACAACAGCGTTACCGCCCTCGGCCTGCTGATTCAGGGAGGCGAGATGCGCCACCAGCAAATACAGCATGGTCTTGCGCGCCTCCACGTCCTTCACGATGCTGCAATCCGTGTTGTCGAGGAAGCCCTCAGCAATACTGAAGAACATCCGAAGCTGTGCGTCAGTCGCCACGATGTTCGGGTACAGTTCGCGGAACTCTGCAATGTCAAAAACTACAACGGCCATGGTCATTCTGCCCTAGTGGGTGGTGCGTTTCAGCATAACAAAAAAGCCGCACAAAGGCGGCTTTCCTGCATCAGGCGCTGAGTTACTTCTCAACCTTACCCAGCCCGCCCTCTTTGGCGTCGCCGGTCAGTTGCGGCAGTTGCTCGGTGCCGGACTTGTTGCCTTTCTTCTCGTTCGCCTCGGCCTTAACCGAGCGCTCTTGAGCGTGGGCAAACACAAAGCCACCCTTGACCAGCTTGGAATCCTTGAACTGCTCGCGCCAGGCGTCCCACAGGTCTTTTGGCACGTCATGGGTAATGCCGTGGCCTGTGCCTTGGATCAGGTTCTGGTTCCAGCCGTTGATGCGGTATTCGACTTCCTTGCCGCCCACCTGGGCCGACATAAGGATGCCGTTCGGGAGCTTGCAGCCGATTGTGACAGTGCTCATTCGTTTCTCCAGTAGTAAAAGGCGGGGCCGAAGCCCCGCCCATAGTTTAGGTCAGAATCAGACTGGCGACCATCAGCGGGCGATAGATGATCGCGCCAACGGTGCCCTGGCTGCGCTTCTGCTGCCAGCTCGACAGACCCAGCACCATCGGATGCACGCGCATCTTCTCGGTGAAGGTCGGCTCGATGGTGCGAACGCCTTCGTACGACTCAACGACAAGTTGCACGATCTCGCCAGCTGGCGTGGAGTACTCCGGCGCGGTTTCAATGGTCAGGCTCGGGAAGTTCTTCTTGAGCTGATCCACGACGTTGACGTTGTACTGGTTGGTTTTCAGCAGATTCACCTCGTTCTCCGGCGAAAGAATCATCTTCATCGGAGTGGCGCGGTCAATCAGTCCCTTGGTTTGGCTGACCAGGCGGGCATACAGCGCGCCCTGGATCGAAGCGAACACCTGATCAGCGGTCAGCGGCCCCCAGTCGGCACCAGGCAGCGACGCCGACAGCGACGGATCGTTCAGGATGCCGTAGTTTTGCAGGCCGGATACGCCGTAGAAGTAGCTCTTGTTCTGAAACTTGTTCAGCACCAGAGCGGCAGCGATCTGCTTGCGGGCTACCCAGTCCAGCTTAGCCGCACCGGCACGCTCTACCTCACGCTCGCCCACTTCGACGATGGTTTGGTAGTGGTACGGCTGGCGGTTTTCCCAGTTGACGTTAGCACCGGACATGCCGTTGGTGCCGAAGTCGTCGTAGCTGGAGACTTCGCCGGTCGATTCGGCAATCGGGAATTGCAGATTGTCGTCTACCCAAGTGCCTTTCTTGGTCTCGCCGAAAATCTGCGCGGCCTTCATCGGCTCCACGGCAATCTCGATGACGCGCGGATCGACGTAGGTGGTGAACATGGCCAGGATGCCGGCGTTCGGTGCGGTGATCAGGTCAGCGTCGTTGGCAACAGTGGCGCGAGCCATGTTATCCAGCTCTCGCGGCTGAAAACCAGTTTGATACACGATACCCGCGTCATTGGCGAGCGCGTGAAAGTTCAGTTTCTCAGACATTTGCGCGCTCCTTAGATAGACGCTTTGGTGATTTTGACCAGCTCGCCGGCGGTTTTAGCCTCGGCGGCGATGAAGCCGGTGGCGATGTGACCAGCGCCAGCAGCAGTCAGGGACGGCACGCCGGTAGCAGCCACAGCGGTGACGGCAGCGCCGACGGTGGAATCTGCATCCAGCACGGTGTAGAAGTCGCCATCGGTGAACAGGACGGTCTCGCGGCCAGCCGGGATAACCATGCTTGCAGCCTGACCCAGGGGGACAATGGCCTGGTTGTTGCGGTGAACGAAGCCCACGCGACGGCCAGTGACGTTAGCGGTGTAAACCAGCCCGGTGGTCAGGTCAGCGAACGCGAAGCGGCCAACGGTGATCGCTTCAGCAGTGCGCAGCGAACCTTCGCCGGCCAGCATGACGTTGCGCGGGTTGGTAGATGCGAAGTCACCGGCAACGGCACGGGACGGATCGCGGTTCAGAGTTTGTTGAAATGCCATGATGGTATCCCCTTAGGCTTTACGGAAGCGGCTGGTCAGAGCCGAAGGCTCGTGCATCGCAGAGTCAAGCGCGACTTGCGGGCGGTTGGTTTGCGAAGCGGCCATGGTGACAAGCTGGGCCAGGCCGGCTTCGTTCACGCCGTCACAGGCGATGCCTTTCTGCTTGAGCGCGTAGGCGTAGATCGCGGCAGCGTCCTTGAAGCCATCCAGGGCGATACGGCCTACCAGCGGCTCTACCTTGTCGCGCGCGGCATACTTGCCTTCGATGCGGGCCTGTACGCTGGCAGCGATTGCGTCGGCGTCCATGGCGGTCTCTTTGCGTTCCTCTTCCACCTCTTCGACCTCTTCGTCTTTCTCGTCTTCAGCGGGCTTGGGTGCGCCGCCTTCGGGTTTTTCCGGCACTTCGTCCTCAGCAGCCTTGCCGCCCAGCATCTCGACAATGGCGTCGTAGTTGTCGCCGGCCAGTTCGCGCAGCTTGGCTTCGTCGAAACTCGGCTTGTGCTCGATGTTTTCCGCAACTTCGCGGATTACTTCTTCGACATCGCTATCGTTAGCAATGCCACCCTTTGCGAGAGTTTGCAGCTTGGCCGCGACTCGCTGTTTGGTGCCTTTTTTCAACATATGGAACTCCAGTTCGATTGGTAATGAGTCCGAGATAATGGCATCGCGGCCAATACGTCCACGCGCGACCAATGCCACATGGTTGCCGTGGATGTCAAGCATAGTACCATCATAAGCCTCGCCCTGAAACTCACCCTGTACCATGTTTGCTTTGTACCAATAGGACGCCGATAGTTCGGCCATCTTCTCGGATTCGATAAGTTCGATTGCCTCGGCGTCCCATACAGTAATGTCGCCGTACAGCTTGCCGTCTTCATATTCGATATTGCTGCCGACAGTGCCGATGACAAGTTCCTTCTCGGGCTTCTTGCTATCGACATACTCATGCTTGATCAGCAGTTGCTTGCCCTTGAACGTATCCGCGCCGCTTTCCAGTGCGGACGGGTCGCGCAGCAGTTTGTAGACCTTATCCGGGTCTAGGCCAAGTTCCAGATAGTCGGGGATCTCGCGCCCGAAATAGGGGTTTACGGCGGCTTTTGAGAGGATCGTTCTCGCGACCTTCAAATGCCCAGACTCGTCTTTGGAGCGCTGGCTATCCAATGCAAGTTTTTCGTTCATGTTCAAAACTCAATAATAGATCGAGACACACACCCGCAATTGTGAGAAACTAGGCCCTGCGACGAATACCAGTTTCTTTCATTATGGAGATTATACACATGCCCAGAAAAACCGACACGGCTCTTACAAACTACGCGATGAGCCTTGTACTTATGCAGGGGTACACCCTCAAGGATGCTGCTGCTGCTATTGGAAGTAGCAGCGGTTATATCTCTGGAAAAATCAAGGAGCGAGGGATCGCGCCCCCAGCAGTCGACAGAAGCCAATATGGCTATGATCTCCCGGTTGACGAGATTGTTTCCCTGTATGAATCCGGCATTAGCGAGCTTCAAATTTCCAAGCGTTTTGGTGTTGACAGAGGCGTAATTCGCCGCCGCCTTAAGAATAAGGGCGTCAACATCCGAGGAAACTCTGAGGCCACCACCATTCAAATGGCCAACCTTAACGCTGCCCAGCGCAAGCAACAGACGAGCAGAGCGAATGACGCCGTCAGGGGCTGCAAACAACCGCTTGAGGGGATCATAAAGCGTGTTAAAGGAGTCGCAGACAACCCCTTTAATAACATGATCGGACACAGCGAGCACGAATTCAAAGAAGCCCTTGAGTTCATCGGGATCGACTTCACGTGGCAGTATCCCGTCGAAAGATATTGCCTCGACTTCAGAATTGGTTCCGTCGCCGTGGAACTGCGAAAGGGCCCCGGCGCTTCTGCTTGGAATGATGTACGCCGAGGCCGCATTGAATACCTCCAAGAACGTGGCATCAGCAGTCTTTACGTTATATTCAACTGCACTGAATCCCTTATTCAATCTCTCGACAAGATAATCTCCGCAATTGACGTCCTTGAAAGCAACCCACCCGCGCGTGGTAAGTACGGGGTGGTTAGGTGTCGCTTTGATCGATTTACCCGTGGACATAACGAGCTCGGTCAGTTCACCGCTGTACCATCTGCGCCAAAGCTTTTTAATTCCTTCTGCATCAGATAGGACGGTCTCGCCGGGGAAACAATTTATCTTTTCCCCGGCTTGAATGTACTCCCCATCAACAAGAAGTCCCTTGGCCACTTCAAAAACCTTTCCGTTTGCCTTGACGTGCGACTGGCGGGGTTCTTTGGCCGCATGGCTATGCACCCATACTGCCTTGGTAATTCCGAGTTCCTGCCGCCTTGCCTTCTCAATAACAGCATTGGCCTTATTTGCCTGATCGCGGGCAATCAACTTCGCCCGATTCCGGCTAATACCGTAGGCGTGCTGCAAGTTGTTCGTCAGCGTGGCTAGATCAAACCCGCCGCTAGTTGCCTCGTAAACGTACTTCTCAACTTGCCCCAGGTACTGCGACGGAATAGAGCGGATCAAGCCGACATTCATGCCCATAGACGCCTGCAATGCTTCGCGGGTCTTGTCAGTCAGTTGCAGCTTGACCGTAAACCCGTGCTGGCGCATCTGGCGCTTCAGGTTGCCGTCATAGTGCTTGAGACTGCCCTTGATAAACCCGCGCGCGATGTTCTCGCCTAAGTCGCCCAGCTTGGCAATCCAGCGGATCATCAGGGCGCGAATGGCGTTCTCCAGCGGGTGCGCATCCAGCGCCACTGGCTGCGGCGGTACGTGCTTGTACCGCTCGACCTCGGCCAGCACGTCGTCACGCACCTGGCGCAGCAGGGAGTTCAGCTCGGCGCGGTACTTTGCCTGCAATCCGGCGTTGGGCCGGATGGGGCGTAGGGTTACTGATTTGCGGGTGATCATACGATCAGTTCCGTGTCCTCAAACTCATTACCCGGCAACTCCGGCACGTCTTCCACGACGATGTTCGAGTAATCGCTAGCCGGATCGTCCGCCAAGGTCTGGCGCGCTTCCTCCTGCGAGATAATGCCGCCGTCCACCAGGGTGACGCTCGTGCGGGCCTTGATCTCGCCAATCTCGGCCAACTCCTTGCCGTCCATCTGCTTCAGCGGCTCAAACTCCCAGCGGATCGACTGGTCAATCTCGCCGAACAGGGAGAGCTGCATGATCTCGCTGATACGCTCGATTACGGGGCGGATGTGCGCTTCGTTCTGCGCGCTGATGTAGTCGCGGTAGACCTCGATTTCACCCTCGGCGCTGGCGCCAAGCCCGTTCGGGGTGACGCCCAGCAGCTTGACCAGGGGCGTGTGCGAAGGCGCGGCCATCTGTTCTTGTGCCTGACGCAGCAACTCGGGAAGGCCAGTCAACGGCGTGTTGATCTGGCTGATTTCCTCGGCTTCCTTGTCCAGCAGCATCAGGCCGGTATTGTCACGGTACTTGTTGAACAGACCGGCGCGCAGCAGGGTGTTCGGGTCGTTCTCGCCCGCGAGGATGCTGCTCATATCCGTGGCCAGGATGGTCAGGCTGAACGCATGCACCAGTTCAGCAACGCTATCCGCTGTCCGCTGGTAGCGCTGCACATACGGCATCATGAGTTGCAGCATGGATATGCCGCCGAAGTTGTAGGCGGGTTTCAGCATATCCGGCACGGGGCGCATGATGACGGTAATCAGGCGGTCTGCATGGACGTCTTGGCCCATGACATACCAACGCTCAGGGACAAAGAAGTCTTTGCGGGTCGGGTCGTTGGCGTTGTAGGCGCTCGGCGTTGACCAGATAGGTTCGATGACGCTGAAGCCACGCAGCGCGCCTTTCTTGACGCCAATGGGGCTTGTGACGAACGGCAGCGACGTGTCGGCGTGGTCAAGGTCGATGAACACTTGGGCGCGGCCCATGGTCATCTCAACTTCGATCACGCGCTGAATCATGCTGCGAATGTCGTGGCGCTTGAACTCAGTTTCGAGCGCTTCGATTTTCTCAGCGCGGATCTCGGCGTCGGCATCGTTGTCGTCGTCACCCACCGGCACGAACTTGCCCCACTTGCGGGTCATTTCGGTGGCGGTAGTCTCGGGCACGCTGCGGTAGTCGCTCGACTGGCTCAGCATGGCTAGTTGGGGATAGCCAACGAACGCCGGGAAGAAGTTCGCGTCTTGCTCGCCGGCATATTGGTAGATGCTGGAGCAACTGTCCTGGGCGACCGGCGCAGTCTTGCCAGCGGGCACTACGCCAGCGGGCAGCCAGGGGGCTTTGTATTCCGGTGCGACCTTGGGCGCGGACTGCTCGGCCAGCAGGTGCTGGGCCATGCGCAGGCGCTTCTTTTCAAGCTCCAGCCTCTCGCGCTCCAGCTCAATCGCAGGGTCAGGCTTGCGCCGGAATAGTTTGATCATAACAGTGCCTCTGGGTTGATTTTCATGCCGCCAGATACCGGCGCATACGCCATGATAAACGCGTCGGCCATGTTTGGCGATGGTACTTCGCGTTTTGCAAGGTCTTTCTTGCTTTCAACTTTGACCTTGCCGTTATTGTCGAAGTCACGGCGCGGAATAGCCAGCTCGGCCTTGAGTTGTTCCAACTTATCAATCTTGCTGCAAATACTGATCAGCTCGTCTGGCTTATAGGTGGGCGGCTCTCTGCCCTCTTGGATAGCAGTGACAACTTGATAAGTCAGCCGGAAGCGGTCGGCAACAGTCCACCATGCTTGTGACTTCAAGTTCGAGAAGAAGTCTTCGTTAGTGGTCTTGTGCTCATATATTGCCTTCGGCTTATGCACTTTCGCGCCAGCGTTGAACTTGGAGTAGCGCAACTTATTTGCCGATGTTTGTTTTTGGTTCAACTCAGCAATATATGCGCCAGCACTAGCGCCGACGCCAATGCTGTCGTAGTTGATATGCGCGCCATGTTTCGATGCACTGCGATATGCTCGCGTGGTGGACTTCAATAGTTCGTCTTCTTTACCGGCCCACTCGTCAGCCTCAAACGCCAAGCCACCGCGGCGAATAATTGTGGCGCACTTGTCGTTACCGTCATCTGCAATATCGTAGCCCATGAAGTAACGGCCTTCGGCAATCTCCGGGATCAGCAGATGCGCGTCAACAGCAGCCGCAATCCAACTTGCCTTGATAACCACGGAGTCGTCATCGGTTAGCGCTTCGCCCAGGTAGATATGCCGATATGCGTCGGGGTCGGCAGCTTTCAGGCGCTCGGCCTTATCAAGTGCCGTCTGCGAAAGAAAAGGGTTTTCAGGGTAGTTGATATGCCGAACCACGCAATCGTCGCCCAGCAAGCGCGGCAACTTCGTCTGCACAAAGTCCGTGACGAACTTCGGGTTCCAAAGCAGCCATATCTCGGCGCCTTCTTTACGGATAGTCGGGTCGATCACTTCCCACTGGCTTTCCGTCAAGCCTTCGCCTTCCTCGATCCAGCAGATATCTACGCCTTCGGTGCCCTTGATATCGTTCAAGTTGCGAGCGATACCGTAGAACAGAAACTCTGAACCGGTTGTTTTATGCTTGATGCTGGACACGCCAATATCAAACTCATCATCCCAGCCGGCCGTCTCGATCTTTTCTTTAATGACCGTATATACCGAGTCGGTAATTCGGTTTTGGAATTGGCGGATGCAAAGAAAGCGCAACGAATAGTTGCGCGCAAGAAACGCGGCCATTCCAGCCGCGTCATGGGTTTTCCCGCTAAACCGTCCGCCCCTTAAAAGTTTGTACGGTTTGCGGGTAGTCCAGAATGATTTTAAGTTAGGGTTTAACTGGAACATTCGATTGCGCGTAGAAGTCGTCCAGGGTTCGTCCTTTGTTTAGGCTTTCGCCGTTGGTTGTTACGTCCTGCTTATCAGCAAGTCCCAAGTCCCGCGCAATAATGTTCGGGTTCAACAAGTCGGCAGCGGCGCCAGTGAACTTCTGTTGATAGATGATTTGCTCGGCACGTGAAACGACCGTACAAAAATCTTCTACCTCTCGCCAGCGGCGCCAAGTTAACTCGTCGATATCGAGGAATATGCACAGTCCGCCAATGGTCATTGCGCGCATCTTGGCAACAGGCTCTTGAACCACTACGCCCTGATAAGCAAACGCCTTCATCTCGTAAAGCGGATTAGCTTCCACCCATTCGAAATACTCACAGCAGGCTTCCCACAGCGCATCGGCGGACGCGAACAGCCTTTCGCGCCCGTGCTTGCTGCGAGCCTTCCAGAACTGATTACCGAGCGGGGCAGACATCTTCAATACCCATTCAAACAGTTAACGTAAACTCGATCCCGGAACGCCTCGATGATGATCCGGCGAATCTTAACCTGGTGGTCGCCATCGAACACCTGCACGGTATAAGCGTCCTCGATGATGCTGCGACCGTACTCGCTGCTGACCATGTTGAGCATATGTTGCTTCGGAATGCCGTTCTGGCGCTCCTGCATGATGCTGCGTGCGGTAGCTGCAACCATGGCGCAGCCTTGGGCGCGTTGGTTCCAGTCGGCCATGGCTGGCGTGGTGATCAGCAGTGCGGCAAGTAGTGTGATAGTTCGCATGTCAGTTACCTCGCCACACATGGGCAATGTTCAGCGGAACAGTCCGGGCAGTGTAGCATGGGGCCGGCGTTGGTTGTTAGGGATGGGGCTTTGTCGCCAGTGGCGCCCCTACCACCGCAAAAGGGAAACACTCTGTTATCGCAGAGCCAAACCTTGACTTGATGCTTGACCCAGAGTCGCAACGGTCTGTAGGGCCGTTAAAGCGTTATTCTGGAGCCTTAATCCGGGTAGTGCCAGCATCCACGACCTACGCATCGGATAACTCTTAGCTTGCCTACAATTTATGCGTATCTATCTCTCAACGCAATAGCCACTCTTTCATCTTTCTGAATGTCTGCGTATTGACATGCAAGCTTGTGCTTATAGCTCCTCCATGCCAAATGAGCTTCGCCAGGATCAGAGAAAGACCCAAGGTATTCTTTCTTACCGGTGAATGGATTCCTGCACTGAGCCTGATACCTTCCACTGCACTTGTGAAAACTAACCCCAACAGGAAGATCTCCTCTTGACGCTGCGCAGTCAAGGAAGAACCAATTCAATGCAGGATCAACAAAAACACATGCCTCAGGAGAGTAAACCTTATTACCCCTAACCAGTATATCTTTATCTAGCTGCTTGCCATGCCAGTCTTGCAGCTCCATCCATCCTCTAAACGCAGAGAATTTACGCCACTCCTCTGACACGCGACAATCAACATAAGTTGGAAACTTTGAATGATATTTTTTTGAGTAGCATCTTCCTATCATATGCGTCCATGATAGATAGAAAGGGCAAGCCCAAATTCTCTCGTATTTCCCCTCAACAATTCCATATTTCTGAGTTACATAACCTGCGTCATTTATACCAAACCCATCAACAAGCTTTCCCATAAATCACCCAATAAAAAAGGCTATGTGCTCAATCCGGGTCGAAGAGGGGTACGAGTAACCCACCGGAAGAAACACACAGCCTTTTTGATACTCGTTTAAGCGGCTTCGACCCCGCTGGATTAATAATAAAGCATCCACTTAAAACAATCCATCTAGTCGGCAGCGTGCCTCACCACTAGCGGATATTGCTGGCCTCGCTTTGTAGTGGGGCCGTAACTCACTGTACGCGTGGCACATGAGCTGGTGTTGCTCTTTCGGCTTTCGCCATGCTCTGTATTGGAGTTGATACCGGGTACGATCCGGTGGCATCTACTGAACCCGGTACTGTTCGGGCGAACCCTTAGCACACCTATCACTAGGCCGTACTCGCGTAATCAATTCA